AGCAATTTGTTTCTTTTTGCAGGAACAGTTTCATCAAACGTATTTATAATTCTATCCTTTATCTCTGTAGGAATCTGTGTTAAGTCAATTAGAACCTTATTGCGAGAATAACCTGATATTGCATCAGCTGTCCAATTGGCATGAGTTAAATCTTCATGTAATATCTTATCTAACATACCTTTAGTGATTGGTTTCTGGCGTAGGTCACGGACAAAACAATCTGAAGGGGAATAGATGTTTGGAATGCCATCACCTTTATCACCACGAATAATCTTTTCTTTAAGTTCTAAGGCAGGATTCTCCGACTTTACATATTTCTTTTGTGCAGGATTATATTGTTTGACATTACTACCATAGTGTTGTAATTGTAAGAAGTCACCATCACTTGATAAGATTAAAATCTTTTCGTGTTGTGCATGACGAGGTACTAATGTACCGATAATATCATCTGCTTCAGCACCTTCAACATCAATTACTTTGTATGGGAAGTTTTCTTTGAGTTCTACTTTAAATTTGGCTAACATATCGAAAATCAAATGCCAATCCAAATCGGACTTCTCACGGGTTTTCTTACGACCTGCTTTATAGAATGGGAAATATTCTTTACGCCAATACTTACGATTATCACAACAGAGAACAACATCACCATATTCATTACGGAAATTTCTAATGTGCATACGGAGAATATTGAGAATCAAATGGCGTACTAGATTTTCATCCAGTTTAACACCCTTTTGGTTTGATATCTGTGCCATTAGGCCAGATAGTAATACTTGGTTTAGGTCAACGAGAATCATAACAAACTTTCAAATAGTTTCAATTAACTTACATGGTACACGGTTTATTTGAAATTGTCAAGCATCCTGTCGATGATTGGCCTTGATGTAGTGGTCTTACGAGCAATTATACCATACCATCCTGCTGGTATTAATCCAGAAATATATTCTAATGGATCGGCAAGTACGGCATCAAAAGAATCTGGTTCACCATATTCATCTGAATCTCCACCAAGGTCTCTAAAAAGAACAATGTGAAATTCATCGCCCAAACTAGAGCCACCAAGGGGTATACCCGGATCGGAATATTCGTTGCCTTGGATTTGTATTGAGTTTTGAACATCACCTTCTAGGAAGGTTAAGAAATCAAATTTTTGATTCTTCATTGGTATTAAGTAATCTAGCATTATAGCCCTTGATGTGTGATTTTCTTACTCTCACCATTATCCATGTGTTATAGTAATCATCCGTTTCCATAACTCCACGGACAAATTGCTCTTTAGCTTCAAGATAACCACATTCACCTTTAGATTGGCAGAGATGTAATATTTCACGATTGAAATTATCGTGGCCTAATTGTAACACATCTTGCTTAAGAATGTCACTACTTCCATAGTAAGTTTGCCAATCACTACTTGCCTTATACTTCTTTTTCTTACCTTTAACTTGTCTGGTTTTGGCAGAATAAAAAAACTTCTTGCCTATGTATTTTCTACCATTCGTCAGATTTGTTATCTGATACACGAACCCGTAATTATTACCAATCAAGTCTTCCGTAAAATCTTTATTATCAAATTGCCAGTTTAGTCCCATTCGCCTGTGTCCAAATCATCTTCATTATCCTCTATATAGTCCTCGGATAATTCTTCGATAATTTCTCCACAAAATGGGCAATGCTCCGGTAGTTCTTGTGAAACCATTTCAGACATAAATTGTATGCTGTAGGTTGATTCACAATTGGCGCAATCGCCAGATAAACTTTTATTTGTCATGTTTGTTCTGCCATCGGTTTTCGTTTTCATATGATTCGAATTTAGCCTTTATGCCATAACAAACAGCCGAGTGTTCACAGGGGCCAGAAGGTCTAAATTTAGGATCACTAGGAGCATTCATACAATATTGCTCATATTTTGTATTTTCAAGCGGGCAAGGTGGTTGACCGGTTGGTTTTTGAGTTGTAATCATCATACATCTTTCCTATAATCAGTTCTCCCACCTAAGCGGGAGATTTATTTTAATCAAAATACACTTAATTATATATTTATTATTTTATTTCACACGCACCGCCACCACAAGCTGCTTGGTCGGTAAGTGCTGTATTGTCATCTTCTTCGATTACACTAGATAGGTCAACACTATGTAGTAGTGGTACCATTTCATTAAACTTTTCTTCTGTAATATCTTCAAATGGTGCCTGAATGTATGTTCCACCATCATATGGTAATACGGCAATTCCGTTATAACTTTCACGGTTTTCCCACATCCAATTACCACACTTTTCCCATTCATTGGCTTTTAATGAGATTGTGCAAGATACATTATGATTATTCAATCCATCACGGTGACCTGGTGCAATCCACTCTTTACTGAATTTGTTTACTCTCTTTAAAAGGTGCATAAACGATTCTGTTCTGAGAATGGATCCTTCTGGTGCTTTCTGTGGAAAGGACATGACCGCTTCAATGTGTGGTTTGAAATTACAATCTTCAATCAATGCAGGAAGATTTTCACTCATGTAACGATAGAGGGCTTCATTTTTACCAACACGCATACGGCGAACATAGAAGTCATTGTGCCATGCATGAATACCTGATGATGTACCCAACACTAATGATGTTGTACCGGCAGGTTTAACTGCGGTTGTTCTAGCTGCTCTATTGATACCAATCAATTCAGCAACTCTAGCATTTTCTTCCAATACAATTTTAGCGGCTTGTGTCATATTCAAGTGTGTTACTTTATCTGAACCAATACCAGTCATTGATACACCAATCAGAGCATCCAATTCGGTGGTTTCTTTCCAAATAGAACGGAGATAATGGAAATCGGTATAACTGGCTTGAAGTGTTCCAATGAAAGCACCCGCTTTTGCCCGAGCATTTAAATCGTCTTGGTCGGCTAAGTCTGATACATTGACCTCCGTGAGATTACAGAACTGGAAGGGGCGTAATCCAATTTCAACGCAGGGATTTGTGCCCCAATCGTAATCGTTTGTCCAGTAAACTCCTGGTTCACCTGCACCAGACTCTTCGACCTTCTTCCATACAGCATCAAACTGTTCTCTTGTGGTATATTCACGATGGAGTACCACAGAGTTATTGGCACGACCCCGTTGAGGACTTAATTCCCACCATGGACCAGCTTTGCATGATAACATATCTAAATCATCAAAACTGAATAATGCAATCATAGCAGCTCTACGAATACCACCAGAAAGAACGGCATCAGCAATATGGCAATTAATGTCGTGTGCTTCTAGTGTTGATAGATGGCGCCCACGAGCACCATTTAATACTGCTTGAATTTTATCAATACAAATACGCAATGGATCAGGACCTGGTGCTTTACCACCGGAGGTAATTAATCGAGCACCTTTAGGACGAATATCACGATAATCAAAAATAGGATCCGATTTACCTTTGAAGTGAGCTTTGACCAACACTTTAATTGCATCAGCCCAACCTTCAATAGAATCACCAATTAAAAATCTACGACCTTTGGTTGTAGGACCTTGTACGATGGGCATCTTATCGATATGATGTTTCTGAACAGAATATCCCACACCTGTACCAGATAATAACAAAAACATTACTTCGGAAAATGCATCAATATCATCAATAGGTAAAAATGAACAATTGAAAATTCTAGTATTGGAGATTTCAATAGGGGTTCCACCAAACTGCATTGACCTCATTGAAGGCAAAACTTTTTTGGTGAATACGAATTCTTTGTATACTGCTTGTATTTCGGATTTTAATGCTGGAAACTTCTTAATGTGCATTGCTAAATTGCGTTCAACGATTTCTTCCCAGGTCTCTCTGCGTTTTAATTCGGGAATATATTTTGCGTATTTATTGTAAACTGTGATATCTGATAAAATTGATTGGGTTATGTCCATGTTACTATTAACTACGCTCATGTTAGTGTTCTTTCTATTATTATTGTTGAGGTACTACAATGATATTCTAAATCTTTTTCCAATTGATAAATTCAGCTTTCGCTCTCAAATTTACAAAGGTATTTTTACTTATAATGTCTTGGATTTCGTCAGGTGAGAACCCTTCAAGCACCATATCATTAATGTCTTTAGATTCAATCATTTCGGGCCAAATCACTACATTATAATGTTTTTCTATAGCTTCATCAATTTTCATAACTATTTCTTTGTTACGAGGTTCATTATCAAATACCAATACAACTTTAGACTTATCATACAACTTGGTAATGGATTCCAAGTTTGAATCTGCTGTAGCCACCGCATTGTCGAGGAACATACTGTCAATAGGACCTTCCACCACGTATATCAGCTTCTCCTCGTCTATCCTGTCCATTCCAAAGACCTTTGGGTTATCATCATGTAGTTTGATAGTGATGTATCGTAACTTAGACTCCCCTAACGACCTTCCCTGTATCGCAATGAGGTTCTTTTCCTTATCGTAGAACGGGATAACGAGCCTTTTATCCTCCGTGTGTAACCCATCTTTCGCAATCCCCAAATCCTCAACGAATTGCTTGAAATCTTCCGCATAGTATAGTTGCGATGAAAAGGCCTCTGGAATCCGTCTTTGCTGAATATAGCTCTTAGCAAAATGCGCCTCTGGTAATGAGTTGATTGTAGGAAGTTCCAACGCCTTCTTGAACTTCGGCGTTTCTTGCTTGATTTCCTGTAATTCCGGTTTGGGATAGTTGCTGTTGTTTGTGTCTCCATTTTTATATCTCTCTAATGCATACTCTTTAACGAGTGTAGGATCAACCCTATCTAGGAAGTTATAAAAGGAGGTTGAGGCACCACAATTATGACACATGAAAAAATAGTCATTCTTTTTGCGGTAAACATAACCACGTGATTTGGTTTTATTTTTTTGTGAATCACCACAAAGAGGGCACCTGAAATTATACAGGTCTTCCTTTTTCTGTGCGAATCTTTGAAGCTTCGGAGAAATCCGAAGCAGGAACTGCCTATCAACAAAAACACTCATAATATATCAATTCAAAATGGTAAAATTTAATTTATAACTAATGTACTATTGTATCAAGATTTATGCGAGAAAACAACCATGATAAGACAAGTATACCACCAACAATCATCCACTTCCACTCTAGGAGTTTATCCAAAGTTTCTTTTTCATTTTTATTATGGCTTTGCATTTCGGTTCTTAATGCTTTTATTTCATCCAGTAACCTTAGTTCAGTTGCAGATACTTTATCTAGTACCACGTCAATTCGGTCATGGATGTCTTTAACATCAGCATCGTTTTCTATCCTACGCTTTTCCATGTCTGTATATACCTTTGCAAGATGTCTATCGTGTTGATCCACCAACTTCTCAATCACGGTATCCATCTTACTACAAAGCATGGTAAGGGTGCTTACTTGAGCCTGCAAAATACCAATATCCACTTTTGTTTTAGTTAAATCCACAAAGGATACAGGAACATGGTTATTATCAGTTGTCATCTTATTTCTTAATTATTCTTAATACTTTATTTATCGTTTGGTGAATCGATTTCACCATCGTTATTATTGTTTTTTGGTGTTGGGAATTCTTCACCATTTGGGTCTTTAATTGCTTTACCGATTAGTGCATTAGCTACCCATGCACCCATGTAACCCACAAAGTACCATTCGGATAATTGGCCATTAAGTATTAGATACATGAATCCCCATGTACTGATAATCCATGCACCAAAACGGCTTACTTTGCGTTCATTTAATCTACCACCAACGGTAATTAGGTCAACAAACTCAATTGTACTATTTTTATCCCTATTGAGTTTCCATAACCAGCGTAATATACTATATCCAAAAACTAATAATAAAAAAATCAAAAGTACCGACATAAAATCATCCGATGTAAAATTACTATCAAGTATTCGTGTAAGTAAAGGAAAATTCATTTACTTTACACTTTCAAAAATCTGTTTTTGTCCTTTATACCAATCTTGCCAACCTTTTAATTTTTCGGTTACTTGGTAGTAGGTGCCGTAGTTTTCGGCAACGTTACCGAGGAGTTCACTTGCTTTAACATCGGAGGCTCCTCCAGGTAACTCGCTGGCACTTGGGGGAATTCCATTTTGACTGGTACTGTTGTAGAGCATGATTGTAGCATTAGAAAAGGTGCAATTAGCATCGTCTTTTTTAGCAGAATCTCTAAGTCTTTGAGTGTTAGCATCATTTTTTTCCTTCGCAAGTTTTTTGTTCTTTTCAACTAGTTCTACTAATTGAGTATTCAAATCGGATGATTGTTTTTCCGCTACATCAATTCGGTGTTGTAATTCGGCAACCTTTTTCTCTTGTGCATCTTTAACACTAATACCACCGCTGAAATAAAAACCAAAGGCTATTAGTATAACAGAAATAATGTTGATAGGCAAGCTATACGAACCAATGAATGGTATTTGTCCAAATAACAAAGCGGCAATAAACCCAAGCAGGCCAACAACGGCAGCTATGTAAAAAACGGCATCAGGTAATATACTCAATAACCACATCATGGTAGTATCCTCTTATTTCTTTCGTAACGATATCTTCTATCGTCTATACCATTAGTGCCACCATTTATAATCTTTGTCATGGTAACAATATCGTCATTATCACAAGTTCTATTTAAACCATTTATATTCCAAAACCAACAAGAGGCCTCAATCGCACCTTCAATAGTTTTACAATATTCAACTGTGTCTGGAATAGTCTTTCCAACATACAACGAAAACAGTTTATAGTTACTATATCCCGTTAGTTGTATTGCACCACGGCCTCGGTATAACCATCCATCACCACTAGATTCATCACCATTACCTAAACGATTGCAATAAACATGATTAGTAATCTTTTCTGGTTGCCTTGCATAATGGTTTGCTTCGTCTAAAGTTTTGAAATACTTTTTAAATGTGGTCAATAAACCTTCTGCGGAATAATTTAAATTTTCCTCAAGTGTATTAAAATCACCACTTTCATGGCCACATTGAGCCAGAAATCCTGCAACTCTACTTACAGTATTGATTTCATATTTGGGTAGAACATCATTTAATACTCTAAACAACTCTAAATGATTTCTATTTGTAGGAACACATTGTTGGAGTTTTACGGAATCGAGAATGAAATCCATTTTATATCTGCGGTGGGTTTCTTTTACCCATTGGTGATATAATTGGTGATTTCTTCTTTTTTGAAACACCAGGTTCACGCTGGTCAGTAGCCAATCTTGTATCACCTGTGCCGGCAATACCTGCTACAGAATTTCCACCACCTTCACCATCTTCTTTCATGTGTTTGAAGTATTCAACTTCTCTCTCACGCTTTTTAATGCCAGAAAGACTAGTTGCTGTGCCAAGGTTCTTACCTGATTTCTTAGATACCAATTTGTATCCACCACCCGTTTTGATGATGTGTTCGTTTACGAATTGTTTAAATGTTTTCATATTTTTCTTAATATTTCAACAACATTAGCGTCTAATGGAATTTCAGCGACTGATACATTTTTACCATTAATTCCGTAAACTGTATCTGGCATAATATTCAAATAGGACAAAAAAGTTTTCAATATATCATAATCTCTTTCGTCTATCTTATAGAATAGTATTCTGGCCGTTGCATCGTAGCCAAAAACATTATTCAATAAAATAATGTGGTTTAGTATTAATCTTTCTTTGAGGGATTTTGTAACCTTATATCTACGAAATAATCGTTTGAGATACTTGGTACGTTTAATGTCGCCCTCAAATTCGGATACAATACAATGCGGTGAATTATACTGCTTCATCGCATAAATTAAAAAATTCTCATCATTCAAATCATCAAACATATTATACTATTCTTGTGGTGGTTGTTCTTCGCCTTCTGGATTTAAATATTCTGTATCATCTGAAACATAGTAATCTAAATCGCCCTCATTTACAACGGCGGCGAATGTGTCGTAATAACCATCCTCGCCACGACCATAACTGTAAAAGAAATAGTATTCTGAAACATCTGGTTGCATATTTATGGTACCATCTAGGTTGGCACCAACTTTATGACCTAACTGCTGAATTGCAACAACTTCTTCACCATCGTTTATATCTTTGAATATGACATTTGGGAGAATTATGCCATATAATGACAATACTTTAGAAGCTCTTACCCAGCCACCATATGGACTTAAATAATTTTGACCTTCAAGTCCATCTTCCAAATCATCATTAATTTCATCAAGAGTTTCGCTTAACGAACAATCAATATGCTCTTTGGAAATGGAAATGACAGCAATGCCGTCATCTCCACCCTCGGTGACATATTCACGAAAATTTAACATC